CTTGGATGACCTGAAGGAAGCCGAAGCGTTGGCGGAGAAGGAAAAGGGTTTCGTCGAGATCCGCAAGGGCGAATCCATACGTTGTGTCAATAACTTTTGCGGTGTGAATCAGTGGTGCAAGCAGTACCAAGCAAGTTTAAAAGGAGAAGATGAATGAACGTTTACGAGAAGTTGAATCTTGCCCGAGAGAAGTTTCACTCGTCTGAGATCAAGAAGTCCGGTCACAACAAGTTTGCGGGGTACACGTACTTTGAGTTGGGTGACTTTGTTGTTCCTGCCCTGCGGATCTTCAGGGAAGTCGGTCTGACCTCGGTCATCAGTTTTGATCGTGACTTGGCATCCATGCAGATCATTGACACAGCCAAGCCCGAGGATCGGATCGTGATCACCAGTCCCATGTCCGAGGCTCAGTTGAAAGGCTGTCATGCCGTGCAGAATCTTGGAGCGGTTGAGACTTACATTCGTCGTTACCTCTGGGTAGCCGCCCTTGAGGTGGTCGAGCATGACGCAGTCGATGCAAGTGCTGGGCAGGAAGTGAAGAAGGAGGAGAAGGAAGAGAAGCCCGACAACCTGATCGCTGGTCGTTACGTTAAGGAAGATCCAAAGCACAGGCTCTTTGTTGATTCGATGGCTGACTGGGGCGGCAGTTGTACCTCACTCGGAGATTTGACCGAGTTGTGGAAGGCCAACCAGAAGACCATCGATGACTGCAAGAAGAACAACAAGACCGAGTACAAGCGACTTGTCGATATGTTTGCGACGTTTAAGAGCAACCTAGCGGAGGAGTAACCATGGAGTATCCAAACAGCGGTGCGATGTTTGCACAGGCAGTAAAGACGAGTGATAAGTCCCCGGACTATTGGGGCGATATCACCATCACAGTGAAGGACTTCCAGATCGAGAACGGTCAGATCAAGATCGCACTCTCCGGATGGAAGAAAACGAGCAAGACGGGAAAGCAGTTCCTCTCGATTGCATGTCAACAGAAAGTAGAGAAGCAAAACAACCAAACCAGTGAGGACAAAGATGAAGACATCCCCTTCTAAAGCAGAGCAGATCCGTAAGATCTTTACCGACACCCCGTCGATTCCATCAAAGCAGGTTGCAGAGATGACGGGCTTCCCACTTAACATGGTCTATCAGGTTAAGTATCAAATGAACAAGAACAACAAGAAGAGCAAGAAGCCTGTTGGACGTCCACGCAAGGAAAAGGTGACGATCACCCGTACTGATGTAGCGAGTAACGCCATTCGCAAACTTGAACTGGAATGTGGACTTTATCGAGACAGGATGAGTTATCTGACCCGTCAGGTGAACGAGTTGGAGCGTGAGATCGTTGGCTTCCGTGCTGTGATCTCTTACCTTGAGCACCGTCTAGGGTTGGAGTCGTCTCAGTGAACGCCCTGCAATTCGAGGGTCTGAAGGTAGCGTTGAAGCAAGACTCTACTGGGTATGTCATGACCTTGCGAATTCATCCTGACCAGATTCCGGAGGAGATCCTCCGGGATTTTGTCGGGGCTAGGTACGTTGTTGCGATGGTGCGTGTAAACGATGACGAGACACCAACCCCGTACAACAACCGAGTCAAGAAGGCCGGGATGATTTGCAAGGACAAGCAGTTTCATGACTTCCTGAACCAGCGTTACGAGATGGGCAACGCCGATGAAAAGAAAGCGACTGAGTTTATCTACGAGATGTGCGGCATATCTTCTCGAACAGAACTCAACGGCAACGGCGATGCTCAGGAATCGTTCGATCAACTAATGAAAGAATACGATGACTGGAAATTCAGAGACGTCCCGTTTTAAGGGAATCCATCCGATCATGGTCTATGTCTTCCGCAGAGACCTTGCGGAAATCAAGGCCTATGCAAAACAACACAAGATTTCCTTGTCCCAACTGGCCCGTGAAGCATTGAAGATCCGGATGTCAAAGGATAGCGATCAATACATCAATGGTTTAAACGATGGGCTTGACCTTGGCATGGAGGAGATCCGCAAGAGCAACTGGGCACAGATGACATTCCCTTCCGGGAAGACATTTGCCGAGTTGATCTGTGAAGAACTCGAAAGGAAAAAGCATGGACTACGAAACACTGGAAAAGGAAAACGTTCAACTCAGAAGGCAGAACGAAATCCTGAAGGAAGCGATCCTTCTCTTGACGAAGCAAGTTAATTTTTACAAGACCAATTACGAGAAAGTGATGCGTGAAATTCAGGAGATTGCAAAATGAACGAGCAGATGGTTGCGTGTTTCCGTGATTACTTTGGTGCCAGCCCAGAAAGTCTTCCATCCTTCTGGATGGCATGGAGCAGGGCGTGGAACCTTGGTCGAGGCGAGATGGCGTTGGAGGTTATCAAGATCATGGACAGTGAGGCCGCTGAAGGTATTGGGGCAATTGGTCTGAATGTGGCAGTGTTGGAAATCTGCAAAAAGGAATTGAACAATGAGTGACTTTAAAGAAGCAATTGGAGATCCAGTTAATCATCCGCCACATTACAACTACGGCGGCATTGAAGCCATAGATGCCATTCGTGCGGCATGTGATGGTTTAAATGGGTTTGAGGGTTATTGCGCCGGGAACGCCATCAAGTACCTATGGAGATGGAAAAGAAAGAACGGGGTAGAGGATCTACACAAAGCCGTTTGGTACATAACAAGATTGATACAGGAACACGGTGCGACCAAACCTAAACGTTCAACATAAGTTAGGGGAAATAAATGAACGACGAACAAATCTTTGAACTAGCCGAGAAGAATTCTTTTCAAGATGACTCCGGTTGCTGGATCTTCAAGGACGAGGGCTTGCTGGACTTTGTGTTTATGGTGCAGAAGGCAGAGCGTGAAGCATGTGCCGTTATCTGCGAGGAAGTAGCGAACAAACATGCCCGTGTTCATTACCCGGATCTCGAATCTGTGGCTGATGAGTGCGCTGGCGCTATACGAGCAAGAGAGAAAGCATGAGCGGCTACTGTCCTGAATGTGGCAACGTGATCTGTATGTGCGAAGAGATTAAACGGGCAGAGCGCCCTCATGCAAACAAGATTCACTCTAATCAAGAGCCGGTTGCATGGCACGATCCTGATGCTTATGGGAGCGTTACAACATACAAACAATGGGCACTAGAGCATGGTTGGAAGCCTTTGTATACAGCACCACAACAGCGTGAATGGGTTGGGCTGACTAAAGAAGAAGCCAAAGAAATCTCAATGGCAAATCGTCCTTATGTAATAGACATGATCGCCGCATTGGAAGCCAAACTAAAGGAGAAGAACACATGAAAGATAGAATCCTACTAGCAACAGTGGTATCAGGAATGGTGATCCTTGTTGCCGCCATATTTTTTATCGGTGTACAGCATGGGTCTCGTGTTAAAGCCATGAGCATGGTAGAAATCTTTGAAGCGGGGAAGAAGGAAGCCCTACGAGTCTCACCCCGCCCGTCCCTTGAACTCGAAATTGTTTGCGCCAACGTATGGGCTGGCAAGGTTGCACCTCCAGAAGTATTGAAATGAACATCCAACAGATCCTTTCCAGTTACGAGGTGCACCTCGAAAAGACGGTCAGTTACAAGAGGGGAAAGATTGCCATCAACAATCTTGCACCCCTTTACAGCCATTCCGTTCGAGGCGTCTCGAAGTTTGTAGAGCACTACATCCGTGGTAGGTCTGCTTCCCCCGGCACGATCAACAGAGAATTGGCTGTGCTTCAGGCAGCGTTACGCTGGTCGTTTAAACGTGGTGACATTGACTTCTTGCCGATCATCAACCGTTTACCGGCGCCCGCACCACGGGGTCAGTATTTGACCCAGTCAGAATCCGCAGCCTTGTTGAGTGCATGTAAACAGTTTCCCAAGGTCGAGTTGTTTGTTCGCATGGCTCTCATGACCGGTCAAAGGAAGGAAGCAATCCTCTCTCTCAAGTGGGAACAGGTGGACTTCCAAACAGGATTGATCGACTTCAATGACCCATCTCTTCCGATGGCACACAGGAGAAAGAACCGTGGAATTGTTCCTATGTCTGATAGCCTTAGATCTCTTCTTGAGAGTCTTGATCGCAACGGGGAATATGTAATCCAAGAACGAGGTAAGAGACTCAGAGACTTCCGCACCAAGTGGTGGAAGATCATGAAAGAGGCCGGTCTGGATATAACGCCGCACATTCTGAGGCACACCGTTGCCACACAGTTGGCCCAGAAGAATGTCCCGATGACCCAGATTTCCCGTCTGCTTGGTCACAGATCCACAGCCATCACCGAGCGGGTCTACGCCAAGTTCTCCCCGGACTTTTGCCGGGAAGCGGTGGGTCATTTGAACGTTTAAATATGGATATCATTCTCAAGCCAAGTGAATACGCAACAGCGGTTCACATCTCTTCCATCCGTCAGTTTGTAAATAAAGACTTCGGGGTCAATGATCGCCAAATGGGACAAGACGATGGTTTCATGATTGCTGTTGATGGGTTTGTCGCAGAGATAGCCGTCTGTAAATACTTCAACGTTTGCCCAGACCTTTCCTTTGAGCCACGTGCGGGTGGCTATGACTGCCTTATTGGCGGCAGAAGAACGGATGTCAAAAGCACGAAGCCGGGGCGTGAACGTGTTTACATACCAGAATGGAAGTCAAAAAATGACATTGATCGATACATCTATTGCTACGTAAACTTTAGGACAGTGAATATTCTTGGATGGTTTGCACCGTCAGATATTTTTAAACAAGACAATCTTGAACCCTCTCCACAACCAAACATTAATCACCACGTCCTATATTTGAAAAATTTACGGGCACTGATTTAATGAAGAAGCAGGAATGGTTTGCGGCCTTGCAAGACCTCGGGTGCATAGTGTGTTTAAACGAACTCGGGGTCAGGTCTCCGCCGGACATCCATCACATTCATCAGAACGGCAACCGGAGAGTG